CGAATTCATGTCCACCTTCGAGGCTTTCAGGGAAAGCAACGACGAGAAGCTTGCCGAAATGGAGCGTCGGATGGGCGCCGACGTGCTGACCACCGATAAGGTGGACCGCATCTCGCGCGCGCTCGATGAGCAGAAGCGGGCCATCGACCAGCTGACGCTGAAGCGGGCGCGCCCGGTTCTGGACCGTGAACAGGCGGCGCTGCCTTCCGAGCACAAACAGGCATTCGACGCCTATATGCGCAGCGGCGACGACCGCCATCTGCGTGCGCTCGACACCAAGGCCATGTCCTACGGATCGGGGCAGGATGGCGGCTATCTGGTGCCACCCGAAACGGAAGCGGAGATCGGCAAGCGCCTTGCCGCCATGTCGCCGATCCGCTCTATCGCCTCGGTTCGACAGGTGTCTTCCGCCGTGCTGAAGAAGCCGTTCGCGGTGAACGGCCCGGCTGTCGGCTGGGTGGCCGAGACTGCGGCGCGCCCGCAGACCAATACGGCGACGCTGGCCGAACTGCAGTTCCCGACCATGGAGCTTTACGCCATGCCTGCGGCGACCGCGACGCTGCTGGAGGACTCCATCGTCGATCTCGACCAGTGGATCTCGGCCGAGGTGGAGGCTGCCTTTGCGGAGCAGGAAGGGGCGGCCTTCGTGTCCGGCGATGGCGTCAACAAGCCCAAGGGCTTTCTCGACTACACTAAGGTTGCCGAGACCTCCTGGGCCTGGGGCTCCATCGGCTACACGCTGACCGGCGTGGCCGGGGCTTTCGCGGCCAACGACGAATCCGACATCCTGATCGATACCGTATATGCGCTTAAGGCGGGCTATCGCCAGAACGCGCACTGGGTGATGAACCGCAAGACGCAGGCGGCGATCCGCAAGCTGAAGGACGGCGACGGCAACTACATCTGGCAGCCGCCGGCCGGCCCCGGCCAGAACGCCATGCTGATGGGTTTCCCGCTGGTGGAAGCAGAGGACATGCCCGACATCGGCTCCGGCACCACGCCGATTGCGTTCGGCGATTTCGGGCGCGGCTATCTCGTGGTCGACCGGGCAGGCGTGCGCGTGCTGCGCGATCCCTATTCCGCCAAGCCCTATGTGCTGTTCTACACGACCAAGCGCGTGGGCGGCGGGGTGCAGGACTTCGACGCCATCAAGCTGATCAAGTTCGGCACGGCCTGATCGCGGTCTTCGCCGCGCAAGCCTGCCACCGCGGCCCCGGTTTCCTCCCCCGGGGCCGCTTCTTTTTATCTCCATCACAGGGCGATTGCATGACGCTGATCAGAACCGTGGAGCCTTCCGCCGAGCCGGTGACGCTGGCGGAGGCGAAGGCGCATCTGCGCATCGACCATTCCAGCGAGGACGACCTGCTTGCGGGTCTTATCCGCGCCGCGCGCGAGGAGGTGGAGCGGACGACCGGCCTTGCTCTCATCGAGCAGGGCTGGCGGCTTGTCCTGGACGCGTGGCCGCGCAATGGGGCCGTGACAATCGCGCTGCACCCTGTGCGAACGATCCTTTCCGTTACCGCTTACGGACCGGATGGCGAGGCTTCGCTGGTCAATCCTGCCGGATATCAGGCAGACACCGTATCGCGGCCGTCGCGCATCAGTTTTGGCGATGCACCGCCGGCTTTGCGCACGATGAACGGCATCGAGATCGATTTTACCGCGGGCTTCGGCGAGGCGGGAACAGACGTGCCCGATCTTTTGCGCCGGGCGATGCTGCTTCTCGTGGCGCATTGGTACGAATTCCGCACGGCGTTCGGGCCAAGAGACCAGCCGGTGGGCTATCCGGCCGGATACGACCGGCTGGTCGCACCCTTCCGGACGAGGAGGGTTTGAATGCTGGCCTCCTTCCTCAACCCCGGTGCGCTGCGCACCGAACTGGCTCTCGAAAAGGCCGAGGCCATACCGGACGGCATGGGCGGGTTTTCCGAGCTATGGAATGAAGTCGCTACCGTCTTCGCGCGCATCGAACCGCTGTCGGCGCAAAGCCGCTTCGGAGCCGACACGATGCTGGAAACGGTGACGCACCGTATCGCCTTGCGCAAGCGCGCCGGCATCGAAGGCGGCATGCGTTTCCGGCGTGGCGGCCGGATATTCGAGATCGTGACGGTGCACGATCCGGACGAGAGCGGCCGATATCTGGTGTGCCGGGTTCAGGAGGGCGGTAAATGAATGTGAGCATTGCCCTGACGCTTGACGGGCTGGTGCGCGCGCTGCGCTGGAAAGCCCATGAACTGGCCGAGCAGGTCGAACTTCGACGGCCCGAGCCGCGCAATGCCGATCAGGCGAGGGAGGAACGCGATGACAGCAGCCTCCGCTGATCTGCAGAAAGCGATGTTCGAAGCGCTGGCGGGCGATGCAACGCTTGCCGCTCTGCTGGGCGGCAAGCGCATCTTCGACCGCGTGCCGACAGACGCGGCATTTCCCTATGTCACCTTCGGTCGGACGAGCGTATTCGACTGGAGCACGTCGACCGAGAGCGGGCTCGAACATCTGGTCACGCTGCATGTCTGGTCGAAGGCGAAGGGCAAGAAGGAAGCCTTCGCCATTTTCGATGCCGTGCGCAGCGTGCTGGAAGCCCCGCTGACGCTCCACAGCCAGCATCTGGTGAATTTCCGCTTCGAAGTCGCGGAAGTGAGCTTCGATGACGACATTTCCGTTCATCACGGTCTGCTGCGGCTGCGCGCCGTGACCGAAAGTGCGGACTGACCTTTCCATTCCATTGCAATGAGGGAGACCGATATGGTCGCACAGAAGGGCAAGGACCTTCTTCTCAAGATCGATTCCGACGGACAGGGAGCATTTGTCACCGTAGCCGGGCTGCGCACCAAGCGCATAGCGTTCAACAGCGAGACGGTGGACGTGACCGACGCGGACTCGACCGGCCGCTGGCGCGAGCTTCTGGCTGGAAGCGGCGTGCAGCGCGCGGCCGTCAGCGGATCCGGCATCTTCAAGGATGCGCAGTCCGACGCGCTGATGCGCCAGTGCTTCTTTGCCGGTGATATTGCCGGCTGGCAGCTTGCCGTGCCCGATTTCGGTTTGGTTTCCGGTCCGTTCCAGATCACCTCCCTCGAATATACGGGCGCGCATGATGGTGAGGTCACGTTCGAGATGGCGCTTGAATCGGCGGGGCCGATCAGCTTCGCGGTGACGCCATGAACGCCAATCGCAGGCGTGGCGAGATCGCCGCCGAACTCGACGGCAGGCCATTCCGGCTTTGCCTGACGCTGGGTGCGCTGGCCGAACTGGAAGCTGCGTTCGCCGCTGACGATCTCGGCAAGCTGGTGGAGCGGTTTTCAAGCGGCAAGCTTTCGGCGCTCGACATGATGCGCATCATCGGTGCGGGTCTGCGGGGGCCGGCGAAGCGATGAGCGACGAAGATGTCGGGCGTATGAGCGTTGAAGGCGGCGTTGCGGGTTTTGCGGCCATCGTCAGTGACCTGCTGACGACGACGTTCGGCGGCGCTGCGGGCGGAGATACAGCGCCACGCCCTTGAGGGCCGCAGCGGGCACCCCGGCTTTTCCCTGGGATGAGGTGATGGCGACAGGGCTCGGCCTGCTGCGGCTTTCCCCCAAAAATTTCTGGGCGATGACGCCGATCGAGTTCGAGCGCGCGGCGCGGCCGTTTACGCGGCATCGTCAGGCCGCTCCGGCGCGGGCCCAGCTGACGGAACTGATGCGTGCATTTCCCGATCGATAGCACAGGAGGCTGACCATGGCTGAAGACATGACCGTGGCCATCAAGGCGGACGTCGCGCCATTCCAGACGGCGCTGGCCAATCTGGAAAAATTGTCAGACGGCTTCGGCGCCAATCTGGCCGGAGCCATGAAGCAGGCCGTGGTGGGCGGCAAGGAACTGGACGACGTGCTGCGCAAGCTGGCGCTGAACCTTGCGGGCATGGCGCTGTCGCAGGGGCTGAAGCCGCTGCAAACGCTGGCCGGGTCCCTATTTTCGGGCCTGCTGGGTGGATTGGGAGGAGTGCTTCCTTTCGCCAAGGGCGGTGTGGTGCCCTTCGCGTCTGGCGGTGTGGTGTCGTCGCCGACCTATTTCCCGATGGGCGGGCAGATCGGCCTGATGGGGGAGGCGGGCAGCGAGGCGATCCTGCCGCTGCGGCGCGGAGCGGACGGCAGCCTTGGCGTTGCCGCCGGCGGGGCAAGTGCACCGGTCAATGTCGTCTTCAATGTGAGTGCGCAGGACGCAGCCTCGTTCCGCAAATCCGAAGCGCAGATCACCGGCATGCTGGCGCGTGCGGTATCGCGCGGAACACGAACCTTATGAGGTGATGCGTGTCCGAACTTGCGAGTTTTCATGACGTGCTGTTTCCGCTCGCGGTCTCCTTCGGGGCGACGGGCGGCCCGGAACGGCGCAACGAGATCGTGGCGCTGACTTCCGGTCGCGAAAAACGCAATACGCGCTTTGCCCATTCGCGCCGCCACTACGATGCGGGTACGGGGCTGCGCTCGCTGGAAGACCTGCAGGAGGTGCTGGCCTTCTTCGAGGCGCGACGAGGTTCGCTGCATGGATTCCGCTTCCGCGATCCCTTCGACATGAAGTCCTGTGCGCCGGGTGCGTCTCCCACGGCTCTCGACCAGGCGCTTGGGACAGGTGACGGTACGGCGCGCCGTTTCGCGCTGGTCAAGACCTATGGGGCAGGGCCCGACGCGTATCGACGGCCTGTTGAAAAACCGGTGGCGGGCACAGTGCGGATCGCGGTCGCCGGGGTGGAGAGAGCGGCGACGGATTTCAGCTTCGACGAGGCCACTGGCGAGGTTGTGTTCGCTTCGGGCAGCGCGCCGGGGAACGGACAGGCGGTGACGGCGGGCTATGAGTTCGACGTGCCGGTACGTTTCGACACGGACCGCCTGTCGGTAAGCCTGCGGGCCTTCAAGGCCGGGCAAATTCCTTCCATTCCCCTGATCGAGGTGCAGCCATGACCGCTTACTCACCTGAATTGCGCGATCATTTCGGGCAGGACGTGACCAGCGTTTGTCATTGCTGGCGGCTGATGCGCAGGGACGGAACCGCGTTCGGATTCACCGATCACGACCGGCGGCTGAACGTGGACGGAATGGTGTTCGAGCCTGAAACGGGGTTGAGCGCCAGCGAGGCCCGGCAATCTCTGGGCCTTTCGGTCGATACGGTGGATGTCGAGGGTGCGTTGTCGTCGGACCGGATTCGGGACGGGGATATAGAAGCGGGTCTCTATGACGGGGCGGTGGTCGAGACATTTCTGGTCAACTGGCGCAATCCCGCGAACTTCACGCGGATCAGAAAGGCAACGGTCGGCAAGATCACACGCTCGGACGGCCGCTTTCTGGCCGAACTGGAAAGTCTCCTGCATCAGTTGGACAAGCCAAACGGACGCTATGTAACGCGAAAATGCGATGCGGAACTCGGCGATGCGCGTTGCGGCGTCGCTCTCGGCCAGCCCGCGTTCAAAGGCGTTGGCCTCGTCGAAGCCATCGAGGGACCGGATGTGGTTCGCGTTTCGGGAATCGGAGGCATCGATACGGGCTGGTTCTCATTCGGAACGCTGACCTGGACAGGCGGATTTCGGCAGGGGCGAACGGAGAGGATCGTGGATCATCGTAGCGACGGTGCATTTTCTGTATTGACGCTGCAAGCCGGCTCCGGACCGCAGATCGGACCGGGGGATGGTTTCACCATCGTGGCCGGATGCGACCATTCCTTCGCGACCTGCAAGGCGAAATTCGCAAATGCGCTGAATTTCCGTGGCTTTCCGCATCTGCCGGGCAATGACGTGGCCTATGCCTACGTTACCGACGGCGGCGTCTTCGATGGCAGACCGGTGGTTCCATGATCAATGTGAACAATGTCTCAGCGGAAGCGCTGTCGTGGATCGGCACGCCCTACCTGCATCAGGCGAGCGCGAAAGGCATCGGCTGCGACTGCCTTGGGCTGGTGCGGGGTGTGTGGCACGCGCTCTATCGGCGGGACCTGCCGGCACCCCGGGATTACGCTGCCGACTGGAGTTGTGGCGATGCAGGGGAAGCGTTGCTTGCCGGAGCGTACCGCCATTTCGAGCCCTGCGGGGCGAATGCCTGTCTGACCGGACGGTTGCTCATCTTCCGCTGGAAGCCGCATCTGCCGGCGCGCCACACTGGCATCGCGGTAACGCAGGATCACTTCGTGCATGCCTATGATGGCGGCGGCGGAGTGGTGCGTTCCTTCCTTGTTCCGCAATGGCGCCGGCGTATCGCCGGCGTTTTCGCTTTTCCCGACAACTGACCACGCCGGAGCGTTTCATGGCGACCATTCTGCTGCAGGCGGCCGGAGCCTATCTTGGCGGCTTCCTCGGAACATTCGGCGGTGCGATCGGGACCGCCGTCGGCGCGGTGGCGGGCTATGCGATCGACCGCGCGCTGATCAACGGCACGCAGCGCATCGAAGGGCCGAGACTGGCGAATGCCAGACCGTTCAGCGCAGAGGAAGGCGCGCCCATACCACGTCTGTACGGAACGGCGCGACTGGGCGGTACACTGATATGGGCGACGCGTTTCGAGGAGCGTCGCTCTACCCGGCGACAGGGCAAGACGGGGCCGAAGGTTACGGAATATTCCTACTTCGCCAACGCGGCCTTCCTGCTGTGCGAGGGCGAGATTGCAGGCATCAGGCGCATCTGGGCGGATGGCCGTGAGATAGATCGCGAGACGCTCGAACTGCGTGTCTATCCCGGCAGCGAGGACCAGCAGCCGGACCCTCTGATCGAGGCAAGGCAAGGATCCGGCAATGCTCCCGCCTACAGGGGGGCGGCCTATGTGGTCATCGAGCGGATGGATCTGGGTCCTTTCGGCAACCGCATCCCGCAGCTGCAATTCGAGGTGATCCGACCGGTCGGCAGGGTGCATCGGGGTGTGAGGGCGGTCGCGCTGATCCCCGGCGCAACGGAATACGGGCTTTCCACCACACCCGTGACAAGCCGCAAACGGCCCGGCGACCAGACTTATGTGAACCGCAGCGTGGTGTTCGGCGCTACAGATATTCAGGCTTCGCTGGATGAATTGCAGCAGACCTGCCCCAATCTGAAACATGTTGCTCTGGTGGTGGCCTGGTTCGGCGACGATCTGAGGGCCGGCCATTGCCGGATCAGGCCTATGACGACCACCGGTCTGGATGGTGGCTTTTCGGCTGAATGGCGGGTGTCGGGGCTTTCGCGTCAGACCGCCCCGGTCGTTTCGAAGCATGACGGCGGGCCAGCCTATGGCGGAACGCCCTCCGACCGGAGCGTCATGGAGGCTATCGCCGAAATAAAGGCGCGGGGCCTCAAGGTAACGCTCAATCCCTTCATCATGATGGACGTTCGAGCCGGCAACGAGCTTCCGGATCCATATGGCGGAGCGAGCCAGGCCGCTTATCCGTGGCGCGGCCGCATCACGTGCCATCCTGCCCCGTTGCAACCTGAAACCGTCGACTGCTCGGTCCTGTCGAGAATGCAGGTGGCGGCGTTCAGCGGTTCCGCGCAGAAGAACCAGTTTTCCTATTCCGGAAATACGATTTCCTTCAGTGGCGGAGCGGACTGGGGTTACAGGCGCTTCATCCTCCACTATGCGCATCTTGCGGCAAGGGCAGGCGGGGTCGATGCGTTCCTGCTGGGCAGCGAATTTCGCGGCCTCACGACATTGCGTGACGAGCTTGACGCCTTCCCGTTCGTGGAACAGCTTGGCGCGCTCGCAGCCGACGTACGCACACTGGTCGGTTCGTCGACGCGGATCAGCTACGGGGCGGACTGGAGCGAATATTTCGGCCATCATCCGATGGACGGTTCG